GAGTTTCTTGTAACATTTGTAAACGCACCATTAGTAAAGGTAGGATTGATGTCTAGTCCTACTAATACGTCATTGTTTGCTGCTGCTACTAAAGTGTTGTTGAAGTATACTCCTCTTGCAATAAGTGAGGCCGCAGTGATTGAGCCTGCTACTGTGAATTTAGCAAGTCCTGTTGTTGTACCTACTGCTACGTTTCCACTTGGTAGTATGTCGAAAATTGGAGTAGATCCATCCGCTATACTTACGTATGGATTTCTGTATGTATAGTTATACCCCGCACTCCAATCTACTGCGCTATCAACTGTGACACTTTGGTAATTTACTGCTGTTACTCTTCTACTAACTCCGTTGGCTGTGATAATTGTTCCTACAATAATGTCATATCCTGGAACTACATTTCCGTTATTTGGAGTAAATGTTACAGTTGTAGATGTTCCAGATGTAATTACAGACGACAAACTTCCAGGGTTTAGGTTCTGATACCCTATTGTTGTCCCTTGGTTTATAGTAATTGCGCCTTTTAATGTATTAGTTGCAGAGAGAGTTGTTGAAGTTCCTATTCCAATGTAACCATTCCTGTACCAATATGCTGTATTCTTTGTGATATTGTTATCGGCAACTGTTGGTAAACCATTGCGAATAGTAACGGCAGCATCTAATGTTTTATCATAGTAACTGCCACTCATTGATCTAAAGAATATCAACGGACTATCGCCTGCTGTAAGTGAGTCGCTAAACCCAAAGCGTGTTCCCATTGCTAAGTAGGAGTTAAGGCTCGTTTTAGCGTCTATAACAACGCTTTTTCCAAAAGACTGATTTAATACATTTGTATTTGTTATGTTGTAAGAAATACTATTTAATCCACTAAAGTCAATATTTATACTCCCTTGACCTCCATTTGCTTGTCTTAAGTAAAAGTCATATCCGTTACCTTCAGCTCCTAGTCTATAAGGGTAGTTTCCAAACTGAGACACGAAGAATACAGTTGAGGTTCCATTACTTCCACCAGCTGTTCCGTTATGTCCAATGTATAATGATCCTTGAGAAACAGTCTCACTTCCTATGTTTGTTTTATTTACTATTCTAGCAGTTCCATTAACATCTAACTTATATCCTGCATCGGTAGTAGTGCCTATGAGAACGTTCCTTGTTGATGCTACTCTCATGGCTTCATTGTATGAAGTAGCGTTCCCAATGCCGAATATTAAAACTTGCTGATGTGTTATACTACCAGTTCCATTTAAATCTAAAGTGAAGTTATTGGATGTACTCCAAATTCTAAACGTATAACCTTGTGCGGTGTGATTTCCGGTATTTGCTACATAAATTGCCCCAGACTTAACTTCAAGCCCACCTACAGTAATGGCATTGGTGGTGGTGTTCCCTGCTGTGGTTACTTGAGCTAGGGTAGGAACTGAGACCAAAGGAGTACCTCCAAAGATGGTAGATATGCTTTTGTTCTTCCATAAATCCGTAGAAGATTCATAAACTAAAAGGTCGTTGTTAACTTCTGAGGCAATGGCTACATCGTGAAGTTCGTATAACTCGTATCCGTTCTGAATTCTATAAACTATAGTTCCGTTTGTCGGAGAGGTTCTAGTTACGACCCCTACGTAAACTAAGTGCTGAGGAGCCGAAGGTTTTACGTTCGTAAGATATCCAGGAATTGTAGGGTGAAGGTAAAGAATGTCTCCGTCTACGAGAGTAACGTCTGTAAAAGGATGTGTCGCTACTGAACGAGTATCTAAAGTATCAATCGTTCCTTGAACAATAACATACCCATCTGAGTTGTTGTTTATGTCCGTTGCAACTACACCAAAGGTTTGTGCTGAATTAGCATCGTTGTTACCCTGGGCCTTTACAAAGTTAGGAAGGTGCCCTGTCGAACCTTGGATTCTGATTACTGTACCTTTATATAAAGTCGCCCCTGTAGAGTTTCTCCCCAAGGTCATTAAGGCTTCTGCTTTGTCTACGATTCCACTATTGTCTGTATCGTAGGTGCTTTTACTCATGTCCCCTCCACCGCCACCGCCAGCAGGAGTTTGATTTTCCCATTGTCCTGTGGTGGAGTTGTAGGTTAGTACTTGTGCGTTAGCCGGGGCACTGATCGTTACATCAGTTAAATCATTTAGTGTGGCAACACTACTGGTGCCGATTGTTAACTCTTGTAAGTTAACAACTATTCTGCGTAAACGAACAGCCTTGTCCTTGTAGGATTGGTCTTTTGTTTTGCCAAATAGTTTCTCTGCATCGATGGCAGATTTAAGTAATTCGGACGCTATTACTTCCAGTGGTGTTGCCATCTGAGACCGCAGAATTAAGCAGTAGTACTTTTTTCAGTTACAATGTCTTTGCTTTCAATCAAAGTGTAAGTAAAAGAATTTCCTCCCAATTGTGCGGCTTTGCGACAAATAACCATGAACGCTTCGAAATCAGCGGCTTTCTTAAATACTTGACATCCCTCAGACCAGTTTTCTACAGTCTGACTATCGGCTCCAGCCTTGTGGATGTTGATTCCAAAAATACCCTCTTGGATTTTAGACTCATCGTAAGTCATATCGCGGTTGGCATCACGGTAAACTTTTACGTTAGCCTTCTGTTTTAAAGCCTCGTACTTACCTTGGTGTAAACCCAAATGGTGTGAACCAGGGTATTGGCCGGGAACCAAACGAGCAACACCTGCTGCGTTGTGGAATTCCTTAACCCCCTTAGTTCCTGGATCAGTGGTCGCAGGCCAAATTAAAAATTTCCAAACACCACCTTCTTTGTAAGAAAGAGTCAAGTGGTCGTCAAATACATTGGTAACTTTCTTACCAGTAGATGAATTACGAATACCGATGATATTGATGTTGAAATCACCGTTTTCAAAATACTTGTAGCCTTTTGCTTTAACGGCTGCTTCGATTTGTTGTCTTGTATAACTCATAATTATTATATTTTACCTGTAATGTATATTCCCTCTGCGGTTAATAACCACGCTGCAATCTCAGCATCTGAAACTGAACATGATCCACAATTTGCACTTACTCTTTTGGCTCTACTTACTACGACTTCTAATTCGTCCTCAGTAAAACAATCTAAACTTTCAAACACAAACATGTAGTACAGAAGTTTTTGTTCCAAATCTTCTACTCCCTCACATGCGATATCATACTGCAATGCAGTTAAACGCTTGGTTTGAATTTCACAGAAGTATTTTCTGAGACCCAAAAATGCTTTTCCAACTTCAGTCGTTGTCATTTTGATTTAATTAGCAACCGCAACCGCAGTTGAAATATGTTCCGTTACAATCATCAAGCAATGCATTGGCATCATCCATCAACTCTTGAGTCAAAGTATAATCTTCACACGCAAATGCTTGTGCCATTCTATCATATGCTAACTTTAATTGCTGATACTCGGTGCCTTTCATGTCTTTCAATGCCAATGCCCCCATCGCACAACGCAAATCGTAATCCCTTAAGATGTACTCAGTAGTTGTATATGGACCTCCAACTGAAGCCGTGTAAGTTGTCAAAACACTATACACGCCATCCATCAAAGTGGCTTCCTCGCCACTTGCGGTGTTTACAACATCATACGCATACGATGGCCCTGTAACAAAAGTAGATGGTACATCCATCGTTACAACCGAGCCGTCTGGCTGAGTGATTACAAATATGATCGATGTAACATTCGCACGGGTAGGGTTTGGAGCCCCAAACCCACCTGGGTTAGTTACAGCATTATAATCACCAGTTGTCTCGGTAACATACATGCCAGTTTTGGTGTTGTATGAAGCGGTGTTAATAGTTAAAGGCATAGATCAAAGATACTTTATTTAATTATTATTTCAAACATTAGTCAATTATCATTACTGTGCCATCAGATAGTGTAACTTGCTTACCTCCACCCTTTTGTTCTGACGCCCCAGCCTTTACTGTTGGTTTTGCGATTGGCGTTTCTACCACCATCTGAGTACCATCTTTCAAAGTAACTGTGTTTGTCTTGGGAACAATAGGATTTTTCACCGTAAAATTACGCAAATCTTTCATGGTGCCAGTCACATATTTGGAAATTTCTTCCTGTGTAATATTGGTCCACACGGATTGTTCGTCAATTTTATATGGGTAAGAAACCTTTCCGTTGTTCACACGTCGCACAGCAGTTGCTTTGTAGTTGTCAGTTGCTGATGATTCATCCAAACCTCCATAAATTTTATCACTGATTGCCTTGCCGTAAACCGATCTAGATTCATCGTCAATCAACTTTTTGTACTTATCGGGTTGGTCTTTACGCATTTTCTCACGCTCAGCACTAATCAAATCAAAGTAAGCCAACGTACAGGCTTTATCTGCCGCTGCGTAAACGGTACTCAACACCGCCCCAAGTTGCTCATAACCAAACAACACATTGCCCTTTCCTGTCTTAGGCGTTTTGTTAATTTGATCCATGTTCAATTCAGACTCCATGTCGATGAACCTTTTGTAAACGCCATTTTTAATCAAGGCTTTTTCTACCAACTCCCGACGCTTCAGAGCATTGAACATTACATAGTTGTTGTATTCGTTTGGATTCAACTTGTATTTTACTCCGCGCTCATCAATCAAAGTGCGTGGGGGCAGACTTGGAATCGCATCCCAAAATTCACCTTTTTTAGTAGCGTAGTATACCAACGCTTCCCAATCGGGTACATCATATCCTGCAATACCTCTAGTTGCCTTGGTCACATCAAAAGTGTTGTAAAGGAATTTGCCCATTACACTCCCTTCTGGTGTTTGAAGCACTGGTATACCAAATGGGTCAACCTTTACAGGAATCTCATTGAACTGAGACTCAACAAATGGCAAGTCCACAAATTTAGTGGGATCTCCCATAGGCCATCTTTCTGACAACTTGATTGCCATTTTGGTCCAGTAAGTTGTTGCGAATGTGCTTTCTACTTCCATACCAAACGCCTTGAATGACGGAGCCTCTTTGGCATCGTAATCTACCATATACTTGCGGTTCATCTTGTCGATGAAACTCAATGTGTTTGGCAAGATACCCGCAGTCAATGTGATAGTAAAGTCAGCCAAAGAAGATGCCAACTTATCTTCGTCAGTTTCGGTAAGGATTTTGGCGAATGAATTAATACCTCTCACGAAAGTTTGATCAAGAATATATTCCCCCGCGTCTCCAAAGTTACCAAAGAACATGCTGTTAGCCTTTTCCAATACACCACGGTTTGCGAATTCTGTGTTTGGCTCTTTACCGCTTTCCTTAGAAAATTTGTTCTGCAAATACAAAGAAGCACCGAACAAGCCAAATGAACGATAGTCAACAATCAAATCATTTTCTGGATCCCACAAACCATCTTGACGCTCTCCATTAAAGAAGGCTTTCAACAATGTAATGTTGATAGAATAAGGGCGTTCGAATTTGTACGCTAAGGTACGTGCTTTGCCTTTGTTTTCCTCGTCATCTGGAGATCCTGACACCGCGCCGCTCTGAGCAATTGCACCTGCCACATACTGAATAGTAGCCCCGGCAATCGCGCGACCCAAGATTCTGTCCATCTCACGGTTAGACTTGAAAGTTTCTGATTCAATTTCTTCAGCCGTACGAGTATCGCCCTTGAGCATACGTGTAAGACGCTTCTTGCCTTGAACTCCAACTTTAAACAACGCGTATTCTGGGATCAAGAATTCCATCAATTCCACCGCATAGTTCGTAGGAATTTTTGTGAATGGAACTACACCTGTACCCAATACTTTCAATACCTTAGGTAAGAAAGACCCAGTTGCTTTTTCAGTTGAAGATAATCCTTTTTGAATCCCGGCGATTGCTTTGGTCACATCGTTGTCCACGGTGTATACGAACCGCATAGCATCAGCATTGGCCACATCGTTTCCGTAGTCACTATTCAAAAGCATATACGCTTTTCTCAAAGCACGTTGTTCTTTTTGCAACCTTGCTTTTTCATCGGCCGGGATAGAAGCATCTTTCAACTGAGTTTCAATACGCTTGTTATCCGCTTGGTTTTTGAACTGCTCGGCCACCGTACTGTAGTAAGCATAGTCTCTGAAGACCGCATCCGTAGCACCCATGATTCTGAATACCACATCTGGAATAATACCAAACGAACCTTCGATTGCTTTCTTAATGCTATCCTTGGTGCTGATTTTGCCTGTCTCTTGGTCAAGTTTAATCTTGTAGATACTAGCAATTTCGTCGTTACTCAAATCATTAAAGCCAAGTTTACGTTGTCCCAATGAAACAACCATACCCACTGTGTTGGCAAATGACTTAAACGAGTTGAACGACTGAACAAATGCTCCTGGATTATCATAGGCTTCGATGACACTTCCGTTCTTCAAGATTTTCCAAGCACGTTTGAATCCACTTGGGAATCCGTATTTCACCCCACGCAAAGCATCACGCAAACCTTTTTTGGTCGCTTGCTCTTCGCCTGTCAGTTTACTTCTTACAAAACTGATCGGGCGGCTAATGAATGGGTCAACTACGAAGTTGGTAAAGAACTTAGTTACGTTCGAAAGTGTATTCACAGAGAACGACGAAGGAGTCATCAACCCCCCCTTCACCAACGAGCGGTACAAATCTGTCAATGATGAAGTACCTTCAAATGGCATACGTTCACTTACGTAAGATTCTACCAATGTTTTGTACTCTTCTTGTACAGACTTGAAGTACTCGATGTTGTTTTTGGTCGGATCGTTCTTAGAAATACCCAAGGGGTTTGTTGCAGCCGCCTCACGAGCACTCTTTAATTTTTCTTTTAACTGGTCAAGTTGTTGAGCCAACGCCAAGATTTTAGACTTGCTTCCTTCTGGAATTACCTTACCATCTCTTTCTGCTTTCTTAAATAAGCCTCGAGCATTCATCTCGATAGATTCGCCATTCAACTGACGCATCATTTGTAGCATACGTCCTACACCTGTGCCTATCTTAAGAATCTTTGCGTACTGCTCTTTGATTTGCTGTGGATCTGCGTTGTTGGCTTTCATCTGAAGCAAATCACGGATTAGGATGGCAAATGGTACGTCACCATCTGACACCACATCCTCTAACGCTTCCAACATGTGTGGCAAATCAACAGGGTCAATGTTCTCGATTTCTTCGGTCAAAGCCTTTTCATCACGAATAGTACGCATCGCTTCCTGCTCGTTCTGAATGGTATTGGCCTCATCACGGAACTGACCTTTGTTTTCCATCTGAGCCTGTACGTTCTTACGAGAACGCAACGCGAAATAATCCTGTAAATCAACTGGGTCAAATCCTTTTTTCAAAAGAGCACTGTACATTTCTCCGTCAGTAATACCAGCAAACTCTGGGTTCGCTTTAATTTCATCCGCGAAAACAGCAATTTCGTCGTAGATTGATTTGTCTACATCGATTTTGTTTGCTACAGCAGTTGTTTTGGCCTGCCCCAACATCGCGTCGTAGATTCTACGCATTTCTGGAGTCAATGCAATATCGATATCCGAACCCTTTATTGCTCCGTAAACCTGCAACATCCACTTACGCATGTTCTCAAATGCCTTGGCAAGTTTAGAACTTGGTGCAATGCCTTCGTACAAATACTTTTCAAATCCTCGGGCAAAATACTCAGATGTTTCTCTGGTCCAAGTGTCATGTCCAGCGGCTTCCATAACAATCAATCTCTCTTCGGGGGTCATGTACTTCTCACGAAGGTGAGCCAATTCATGTAAAGGAGTAGAGAAGTTGGCATCTGTCAACGCTGCAATAATGGTCGGACCATGCTCTTGGAATACTGTGGCACCATGGGCACCTGCTTGATCCTGTTGAAACAATGCCATACCAGCAGCAACAATATCTTTGGATTCTTCTGTAAGGTTGATTGTAATAAAGTTAGCATTGTTGCTATACATTATTTTCAATACGTTTCGGTTTGTAAATACGTAAGGATCAGATAACAATTCTTCAGCATCGGCGGTGGTCAATTCTTTGCCGAAGGTGTTTTTAAAGTCTTCTCCAAAAGCACTAATGACTTCTTCTGCTGTTGTAGAATCAGTCAATTGCATTATTACATTATTTACCCAATCTAATTGTGTTTGAGCAAGATCACGAAAACCATTTATTGAATTTACGTCAAACTGACTTACTTCAAAATCATTAAACCCATACTCGTTTTTAAGAATGTAAGCAATCCATTCCTTATTGTTGGGGTCTCTTGCTAATTTATCTGCAAAATCATTTTCTAGTACTGACGCATGTTGAGCCAAATCTTGATCACTTGGAATATCCGCAAATGTGTATGGGGTAATACTTCCATTGGGGGCTTCTGAAACCGTAAACTTCAAATCCTTTTGGAGTTTATTAATTAACCCTGGAATTTTTTTAGTGTAGTTGTCTTCCAATCCTTTTGACTGCCTATATGTAATTGCAAACACGGACGGTCCTGCAAACTGTGGGCGGTTCATTTGAATTTTACTAATCCCATTTTCAATAGCAAAATTGATCGCGTGTTTCAATCCCAATAGGGTAATTTGGTTAGGATCAATTGGACTATAATCTTTGAAGTCTTCTTTTACTTGTTCAGTAATTTTAGCATACTCTGCGGGGTTATTATCTCTCCATGCTGCAATCTCTATTTCATTTATTCCAATTTGAACGAAAGCGTCATTCATGGGGTTGCCAGACGTATCACTCAACGTACGCCCCAAAACAATCTCTGCAATTTTTTTGTTAATTAGATAACTGCTTTCTTTACGAATGTTTTGTGCGAGATCAGATTGTATCTCGTTTATAAAAAGCAAAGGGTTGCCTTGGTCATCTACTTGAATATTTACCCTTGCGTGAACTTGAACATTAGGGTCAGCAAAGTGATTTTTTTGTGTTGCAGTATTATCGCTATAGTTATTTGGGATATCCATAGCGGTATTCAACTCGTCAATTTTATTTTTAAGAGTTAGAATTTCACTATCCGTCTGCGCCGCATTCTGAGCCGTCCTTTGTTTGTCAAGTTCCTGGAGTCGGTTCATAGTTTTCAATAACTCTTCTTTCGCGTCATTGGCTTTAGCAACTGAACGATTCGGATATGAAATTAACAACTCATGGTAACTTTTCTTTTGGAATGGTTTACCAGACAACTGCAAATTGGTCGAGTAGATACTATAACTTTCCCACTTATTAATAATATTCGGAACAACATCTCCACTTGCCGCATAGTTATTTTGAAGAGCACGCACCCGAGCATTAAGTACTAATTTTAATGCTTGCTTCATTGATGGCACATCAGGGTTTACAGTTCCAATCGCGTCAAGTTTATCGAATGCTTCTTTGTAAGTTTTATACTCCTGTGAGGTTTTATCTACGGTGATGCTCAACTCTTCTCTGAGTTTTTCAATTACCGCAGGGGTTACTTCAATTTCAAAGTACTCACCTGACTCAAGTATACCAGTTGCCAAGTAAGGATCGCTTTCTGACTTTCTGTATACGTAAACATCTTTAACTTGAGTTTGGGTTTCAATTTGGCTAGGGTCGAATACTGCAAGGTTTACTCTGTTACTATTGATCCAGTTTTGAACTTGGGCCGCTGTCAATTTACCGTCTACCGCGTTGTCATTTTTGAACGTATTCCAATTCATGTAGTTCAACTCGTACTGCTTGGCACCATACTTTTTCAATAATGTATCCCACGCATCAACTGTGTTTTGTACTTTGTTTACGCTGGGGTTAGGATCAACCATCAAACTTCCATACGCTTTATCGATGTTATTATAAAATCTAGTACCTATGTTGCGAGCAATTGACTCTTGAATCTTTGCTGATACTAACGCTTTGTTTTTAGCGGCGGTATCGAGTTCTTTCTTGCCAATAAAATTATCCGCTACACTTCCTTTAAATGCACTTGGGTTTACTTTAAAGGCTTCGTACTTCTTAGTAAAGTCTGCCTCAGACATGTAGTTCGGAACTAGTAAGCCTTTCAACTCGCTTTCTGAAAACTCAGATACTGGTTTGTAAGGATCAAAAATTCCATTCTCAACACTGTCGATACCCGGGAATGCTCTGTAAAATGATTCTTGATTTGCGAACTGAGAAGTTACCAACTGATCTCCGAATGAAACAGCAGATGTCAATTCATTTGCGTTTTGTAGGATTTGGTGTAAACTGTCACTTGCGTCATGTGTTTTATCAATGACTTCTTGAATTCGTTCCGCCTTATCGTAGTTTCCAGCGTTGTACAAATCAGTCACTTGAGCATCTAAATCCGCCGTGATTTTATCAACTGCTGCTACCAAATCCCCTGCTTCGAAAATCTTGAATGGATTGTTTTTTAATCTCTCCGCCAAATCCATTAAACCTTTCAACTTGGCTTTGCCATTTTCATCCAAGTATTGCATGTAAGGTTCTACATCTTTGAAGGCATCCGCGAAATCTGCATAGCCATCTAGAATTTGATTGAATGCCGCTTCTAATTTTGGACTTGGATTGATTTGAGATACTTGCTCCTGGTTTTTAGCGAGTAAGTCTTTCTCCACTTGAGTTAGGCTCTGAGGCCCCTCAAACAAATTTTTGAAGATTGCGTTTGTCAAAGATGACTTAGCCTCAAGCAAATTCATTGCCTCTTTTACCGACAACTCAGAGTTGTTCAACTGACTCTCGTTTAAACCCGACAAAGTCAAACAAAGTCTCATGACGTTGTTTGTTTTATTGGCAGCCGATGAAGTCTCGTTTTCAACCGCTTGAAGTTTGCCAATTGCGTTAGCAAACTGTGATTTTAATTCTAGGGTTTCAGAATCATTCAAGCCATATTTTTGCCCTAGCAAAGAGATCGCTGAATACTCATCATTCACATCCAATGCATTATCGCTAGTCAAATTATAACCAATTAACACGTTGGCGATATCTGCAAACGCGTTGCGGTAAGAACTGAACTGGAAAATACTTGCATTCTGGAACGCATCCAACATAGAGTTTATAAACTCTACATCATCACTAGTAGCCTCTTCATTTAAACGCAAAGTATTTATTGCCGTTCTTACTGAGTTTGGATTTACGAATACATCTTTTTGAGGGCGATTGTATACACCTTCAATGTGCTGAATGGCATTCTGAAACTGACCAGCAACTGCCATTTCCAAATCAGTACCTGTAGTACCTTGCGAAATAGTGGCTGAGTTTATTACAATCTTACCGGGAGTTGAACCTTTTCCCTCCTTATAAAAAGCATTTGGCACAAACATATATGGATCAGCCCCAGGTTTATTGATGACTTGAACCGATACATTGCGAGCATCTGGATAGGCATCAAACACAGGATGACTTGCGTACAAATCTGCCATCGTATACGTGCCGCGATTTACTTGATTGAATCGTAGGAATTTCTTTTTTGAAACCTTGGCTTGAATTGCCGGGAAGTTAGGTAACGTCTTTTGAACAATCTGATTGAACATCGTTCCTCCTAACACAAACGCCTTGGGTACCGCTGTCTGAGGAATTTGATACACATACTCACCACTAGCATCTTTAGTGAAGCCTGTCATGTGTAAAATTTGTTCCTGGGTATATCCCTGCTCTTCTAGTTCAAATGCTTTGTTAAAGTCTGCGCCTAATTTTTCTGCCCCTACTTTACTGATTGCTTGGTAAAGGGTAGTTACATTTTGATTCTGACGGATCAAAGCATTGAATGCAACTTCAGTGTACTTTTTGAACTCTACGGCATTCTTCATGAAGTCTGTCATGCTCATGCCCGCGCGATGTGCATTAGACTTCAACAAAGCATACGATACCGCAGCAATAGCCTGTCTTTGTTTGGCCATTTTGCGTTTACGTAAAGGATTCATGGTTTTAATACCAAATACTCCTTTTGCCATTCTATTCAACTGGGCAACATGCTTTTTCTTAGCCGCTTGGTTTTCTTCTTCCAAAGTCAATGCTTGTCTATACTTATCCATGTCAACTGAAGAGTTAGCAAGGTTTTCTGCTTCCGCAATCATTTGATCGGGAGTCATACCTGCTGTATCTACATTGTTGTTGTCTAAGTATTCTTTTGCGGTAATTTCGTTGTCTAAGAATCTGACGCCGTCCACTTGAGCGACATCAACGCCTTGTCCAGCATCAGATAAAGTAGCCGCAATCTCATTGCGTCGATTCTGAGCATCCGCTACATCCTGTGCTTTTTTCTTATAGTCACTTTTTCTATTCTTGGTAGTACTATCTGACATGATAGTATTTTGCAAAAAATTCTCAGTGGAACTAAACGTGTTTGAACCTGTGTATTTATTTGCTACGTAATTATTGAAGTCTTTACGCATGGATTTAAACGCCTCGTAAGCCGGGGTGTCATTACCAAAGATGTCTTTTACAACACTCACATTGTTCAACAACATATCCGCCATCAAGTTATTAATGGCCTCCTCTTCTGTCATTTTACCTGCATCGACCAACGGACGTAATTTCTCGTTAAAGAAGTTAGAGCGAGCAATACCTTCTTTCAATTTATCAATTACATTGCCAGACTTTCTGCGTGTTACAGGTTGGTTGGTATTTAAATCTGTATCAATTACTTCATCAAATGATTTATCAAAGTCATGTAACAATGCATTTGTGTAATCGGCAACCTTGCCAATCTTTTTGTTAACCAAATTTGTGATTACAGCCTTACCATCATTAAAGAATGAACTCAAGTTCACACGCAATTTATTGCCGATCGCATTGCGATAATCAGACATCTTTTGTCTGATCTGTGGGTCAGTTTCATCTACATTTTCCGCGATGCCAGTAAACAATCCCAATATACGCTGTGCTTTTTGTGCCAAAGTTGCGTTAAACCGTTTCTCTGCACTTTGCACTGTTTTGTCTACTCGTTCTTTCTTTTTACGCCCTGTTTCATTTTGAGGGGTTTGATACAAAACATTGTTATCCTCAGGCAGGTTTTCTGTTTGATCTTCGGTGATCCCCAAGTTTTTCTTTGCCAGAGATTCTACCTTTTCGGCTGGGGCAATCCCGTTATTCACCGATTTGGTTTCAATGTGTTTTTGAGTTGCTTCATTCAAAGGCACAAACTCATCTGTCGTAGAAGTCAAACCTTTTGCCTCCAATACTCCGTTCTCTGGGTTGTATCTGTACGATACTCGACCATCGATGGCACCGTTATTCTCTGCTACGTAGAATGTCTCTCCTAAGTTGCCTTGACGCTTTTCTACTTTGACATCGGTTTCACTTGAACTAGGAGTTCCACTTGCAGTCGCACTACTACCTTGAATGTTGTTCTGAGTCGTCGGCAAAGGAGCAGTTACAGGAACATCGCCAGACATTGTAGTTCCAGCGGCCTGTACTACTTGTGGCGTTTTGGTTTCATCCCATCCGCTATGCTTAATTGTTTCGTTAAGCATACGTAAGATTTCAGTATCTACTGCACTTGGAGGTGTGCTTAATGAATTCAAATGTGCCTCAAAGTTCTGTGCTGTTTTCAATACCAAATCTACATTCTCTAGATTCAATGCTGACATTGTGAAACACAAAGTTGCAGTAGCACGTAAATTCAATAAGCGTTCGTCTTCTGTATCACCGTAGGCTCTCTTGGTTGCATCAATGATATCGAAACCATTTTCTTGCATTACTGCCCAGGTGTTAGAGAAAGTTTCCTCTGTCATCTGACCCCCCGTACCAAAAAGAGTACGCCCAGCAGTATACATCAAACGCCCAAAGATGTTTGATGGGATCAACTGCCCGAACTTCATAACGCCCGTTAATTTGTCATATATCTGCGTTCCAACTTGTTCTGCCACCGCACCACTACCAGATTGACCCGCTGCTTCCCAAGAAAAGATGGGCACCCCGTATTTTACTACGGCACTTTCCATCAAGTTAAATGCCGCGGCACCAGGTTGTCCATAACGGCTCATCATATAAGAACGCAAGACCAATGCCTTTTGGCCAGTGAAAATATTCTTCAACTCCGCTGCACCACCACGCGAATAACCACTCATTTCAATACCAATCTTCAATGACTCCAAAAAGCCTTCTCCGATTGTTTTGTTTTCGTAGATTGTAGTTAACTTTTCTTTTATATCGGGGCTTACATAGTACCCATTTTCACTTAAGAAATTAGCAGTCTGTTCGATTTCATCGTTTACTGTGTTGTAAACATCCCCGGTAAATGTTTCAGCAACTTGTTTTACTGCTGTTTTACCAAATGTTTTAACCCAACCATCTTCCGCTTGCTTAGTTAAATCGGTATTGGTGTAGATTAATTTGTTGACTGCTTTAATTCGCGCACTCAACTCACCATATTGGTCAAGCATTTTACCTAAGTACGCTTGATTGTTTAGTTGACCTTGAGATTGTGGTTGGCCTAGTTGACCAAGTACTCCTGTAAATGATTGATACAACTTAACAAAATAAGCCGTATTATCTGATTCAAATCCTTCTGGTGCCGTTACTTCTACTTTACTAGTAACACTTTTGACTTTATCAATCTTCTCCTTTAATGCATCGAGTTGCTCATACAAAACATTTCTCTTCTGCTTTAAAAATACAATATCACTTGTTTTATCTTCTTCGAGAGTTTGATTATATGTCTGAGTTACTTTTTGTAACTGCTCTGGCTGATCGATTCTTTTGCCACTAGGATCAAAGAATTCGGGAGCATTGTATCCAGCCTGTTGCTTTAATTTGGCGATCGAAGAATTAATCGCGTTGATACGTTTGATTTGCTGTCCATCCAATCCTAATGTCGGGGTACTAGCAAACATAGACTTGCTAATCGTTGGGCCATAGGCTTTCTTATCGATTTCTGACGCCCCAGCCCTACGAGATTCATAAATGCCCCTTAACTCATCATACAAATCTGCAATCTGATTGTCGACATCGGACATCTCAGTACGAGCGCGTTGTTCTTTTGTTTGATCGTATCTTGAAATCAGTTGCCCGTTTTCATTTTTAAAGAAACCTGCTTGCTTACGTTTAGTTTCAAGATTTCCATTGGCTTGATTGTAAATGTAATTTTGCTTGTACTGAGCAAACCGCGTATCAATTTCATCTGAAGTTAACCCTACTTTAGAAAAGTAATTCGTTAAATCTTTGTATGTATACTCAGTTTTGCCGCGTAAATTCTTATCGTTGTTAACAACGCTTAATGTAATCTCGTTTCCGTTTTCATGCTCCCAAATCAAACGACCTAAATCATCTTCGGTAAGTTGTGGTATACTCTTTGGGTTCTCTACGTCCTCATCATAAACTGTAGCCGTCTTTCCTAACAACGTAGTTGATATGTGATCATCCGCGGTATTAATACGGATATCGTTTACTAGTTGCTCTTTTTTGGCATCCAATGCTACGGTTGAAGCAGAGTCAAGTAATATCTGGCTGTCCTTAAGAATTTTGCTTGCAGATTCTAACTCAGAGTTTGATAATTGTTTGTTGTACTTACGACCATATGCATCACGATGCTGAGGGTCTGCCAAGTAAGTAAAGTAGTCTTGATATGAGTTTAACTTGGTGCCATCTGCCGTTATATTCAAACCATTTGCAACCACTTTTTTAAATGTCTGAATCGCGCTGTAATTTTTTTGGCCCAATTCAAACTTATTCTGTGGGTCCAGTTGACTGCCTGCCATTGGATCAGTCTGTGGACGATACCCCGGCTGTCCAAAACCTGGAGCCTTTACTTCTGTATAATCAAAGATTGTTTTTTCTGGGAGTGGCTTTAAATTGCTTTTTTCCGTTGTGGTCAATCCCCCAGATACTTTTGCGTCTAAATCATCAAGCGTGTAAATATTAAAGTTATTTACAAGATTATTGCGGTTATCAAAGTAAAATAATTCTTTTTTATTTCTATCTTCTAAAGCAATTAATAAATCAGCTGGACTTGCGATATCCTCATTGCCAATTCTTACTTTACCGAAATTGTTTTTTGATGTGTTAAATAGGTTTTGAATATTGTAACCTTGCTCTTTGGCCAACTCAATTTCCTTTTCACGGGTTGCCTGTAACTGTTCTAAGTCATCTACTTTCGTCATTGGACCAAAGTCTTGACTTACTTGAGCAGCTGCTTTGTTAATTACTTTTATTCCCTCTTTACCGATTGGTTTTTTAACAGTTGGAGCACTAACAAAACCTTGTTTAGGGGGCTGAACCATATTTGGATCTTCTGGACCCTTGCCTAATGGACCGATTTTAGGCTTTGGTGTTTGGGCAGAAGGAGTTGGTTTCTTATCTTCAGGCATATTACAAATATAATAAACCTAGATAAGATTTAAACGAATAACTTTAACCCAATTACTTGAAGAGTTTAGCCATTCTTTTCCACTCTAAACGCCAGTTTGCACTTTCTTTATCGTTTAGTTTTCTGTTGGTAAATAAAGCACCCAACAATGCAGAACCTTGGTCATTGCTATCAGTTACTTTTTTGACAACTCCGTCTTCATACAGAGGCATCAAGATGTTCTTTCCTCCTACGGTAGGCAATGCAGAAATATTCAATTCTTGGATTGTGGCCTCAGCAAATGGCAAGTATCGTAAGCCCTTTGCCAATTCACCATTGGCTTGCACTTCTGCCTCCGATGTTGCATCCAAAGGTTTCCAATAGATTCTTCCGCTGGCATCTTTTGCCTTAATACAGGGCAGAACCATTACATTAGCAATTTTGAAATTGTAATTACCAGTATCATTTGTATCAAATGCTGGCAATCCTGTGGCTTTATCTACTGCGTATTGATTGGCTGCCCATTGTACAGCAACCCCCTCCGCATCTTTTGACAATGCCGTGGTGCGTTTACTGTTGATAGTTTTACCGTTAGCGTAAGTAAATGTTGTGGCACTACCTTGGAATGTACCTGGCTCATCGGTCAAAGCATTATTTACATAAACACTAGTTCGAGGACCCGTATACAAGGTAGCACTTTTTTCCACCATTGGCGTGTTTGGAATTACGTGTTGCTTATAAAATTCATTATACAACGCATCATCACTCAATGTCTTAAACTCTGGGTGGGTTGCTCTAAATTGTTGTTTAATCATTGGATCTGTAGTCCAATAAGATTCTTTTCCAACATCGTAAGCATTCAATTTATATTCCTCCCCTGGATCTTCGCCCGTTTTGTCCAAATAGTAATTCCTTAGTTTACGAGCATCTTCCCTGTCCAATGGCAATCCTTGTACTGACTGGGTAGTAATAGTTTTGCCATCTGGAGATTTGATCTGTTGCTCCCCAATTGTCAATTTTTTAGACGATAAAATAGACTTCAATTCTCTATCGTAATCAATAATTGGGTGAGTCGGAGTCAAAATGGTTTGATTCTGAGGGTCAAAATTAAAGTACCCATCTTCCAACGCATCTTTGTTTAACAGTAAGTTTTCGTAAAACGCTTCTGGGCTATTTGATTTAGTTAAGATTTGAGCGGCAAATTTTTCACTCGGAGAAACAAATAGCCCTGCTTTTGCTCCACCTTCTGCTTTCTTTTGTAACGCAAATAAATCTGGACTTTTTAGTTTAGCATTGTCAGCAATTTGATTCCACTTTTCAAATGCCGATTGCACTTGTTCAACTACATCGTCCGCGTTACTTGCTCTGGCGTTACGATAAGTATCGTAAAAATCTGCGGTGGCCTTTACAATTTGTTGTTGGTATACTGGGTGATAAGCAGTCTTATCAATCGTTACCATTTTGTACAAGTCTCTCAAATGGGCTTTATCAGCAGCGTCTGGACCTTGAGGCACGCGAGATTTCTGCCAATTGCTTAGCATTTTCTCGTAGTTGGGCGTTTCCCCTGTGGCCCCAATGGCCGCTGCTAAATTAAATTCTGCCATCTTATACTAACATTTTTAGGGCCTGCATTCCCATTTGTGCTGTTCCTTCAGCACCTTTCATAAAGTTTTCACTTCCCTGTTTAATTGCTGCTCCAGCCGCTTGTTGAGCCATCATCTTGTAGGATCTTTGTGCCTCAATTGAACGTTGTTGTATTGCTGTCAAAGCAGTATTAGCCTGGGCAAAACGATCTTGTTGTTGTGTACGATATGCCAAATCTTGGGCCGCAATGTTTTGTTGCCCTGTGTTTCTATCCATTGCTGCAACACGACCAAAGTAACTTGCTCCTTGAGGTGAATTTTCAGCAATGTTTCGATAAGCCAGTGCGTTTTGAGTGGCAAGTGCTTGGTTCATACCAGCAATTCTTTCTGATCCCAATCCAACTTGCATGTTTTGTTTTGCAAGTTGTTGAGTTTGCAAAGCATATTTCATTCCCTCAGTGTACTGTGGAAAGGGTAGTTTTTTTGCTTTTTTGGCTTGGTTTAGTCCAACTGCCATCTGAACAATTCCCCCAAGCATTCCTATTGGGCCACCACCTAACGACGTTGTCTCTCCACTTGCCCCTCCTGTCGGTAAACTCATTGAAGCAATTCGCGCGGCAATTTGATCTGGTGATTCTTGGTTTGGCATGTTTACAAATTTATGTTTTAATTACTTATTATACAACCTATGATTTGGGCGGAACTTCACCACATAATCAATGAGTTTCTGAAATACATTTCCCTCAAATGTAAACTTAATTTTGAGATATCTGCCCCATAGTCTACTAGTATCTGAACTATTTACCCCAGAGATTGTTGAATCATTCTTTACTGGAGCGTAATAGTAGTCTTCTCTTTCTTCAAATTCTGAGTCCACCAAAAACGAAACGTGGTCTCGGGTTGTAAAATCTAATCTTTTTGGCGTGGTATGAGAAACGACCTGCAATGCCTCATAAGTCTTTGACATGTTCGGATCAATATTAATAACCCCAGTAATACTACCAGCGTATGCAGTGCCATAAAAAGTATTGTAATTACCTGGATTTTGAACATATAACTTATTCTGCGCATTTGGAATTGTGGTGTAGAAAGTATTGGTGCGAACAGCATAAATATTTGGATACATGCTCAAGAAAGAAATAAAACCATTTTTGATTTCATCATAAACCAAAGTAAACATTGTATAGTAACTTGGGTTTGTTTCTGGAGTTAACTGATCCCAATAAGTAGTCCACGATATTCCTGTGCCAGGAACTCGCGTAGCACTCGCTACGTGGGCTAATTTGCAACGATATACATAACTCATGCCTGAGATATGTCGAGGGGCAGGAGTGCTACTTAAAACAGACGACACACCCCCCAAATCATTATTGACAACTAAATTTCCAACCGAATAGTTAATTAAAGCCGGGGTACTATCGTAAATTGCGTATTGCACGATTGTCGGAGTCACCGATTTAAATGTAAATAACACTTCAGCAAATCGGTCATTCCAGCCTGCGTTTACACCATACCCTGTGATTGGTTGTTCTTTATCTCCGACCCAATTAGCAGATGTGTTTAAGAATGATGCTACGCCACGATCCGAAATTACTTGGATACCATTTTCTCCGAAACGAATGATTTTTCTGAGTTGGTCATTGTACCAATACATGCTATCGCCACCGCTCATCGTAGATCCTTTTACCATAGCCCACTTTTTTGTTGCCCCTAAACTAGACAACTGCAAACCAGGGTACGACATCACTCCACCACTACCCACAATTACACTTGAACTACTAGCCCCTTGTAAAGCGGTAGGCTCATTTACTGACTGCCGCCTTACAGAATATGGTTGCCAAGTATACAAATTACCATTTAGAATTTCGTGGTTGATAATTTCACCTTCATTCAAGTTCAAGTCAACTGTATCGATTGGTTTAAATACCCGGTAGTTGTCTTTTCGCGAATTGACAGTTTTAGTCTGAGACCAAATTATAGTCGCTGGCTTATCCCCATTGTACGCAACGTCTGGGTCAAACCCAGATTCTACAATGGTGTTATCAATATAACTGTATTGAGAATCGTAGTTATTTTGGTTACTTACTTCGGGCCATAACTCAAGCCAATAAAGTAATCCTGCCCCGATACTACCTTGGTATACACGTTCATAAGAACCTGCTCCCAAGAATGCATATCGCATTTGTCCATAAGTAACACCAAACCCTGTGGTTTGTTTGTCAAGATACTGAGGAAAAATATACCCCGGTCCAGCATCCTCTAAATTGTGAGGGATTGCGTAGAACATCTGACTATTACAAACATTCTGAGAGTAGAAAGAGTAACCCAATCCAAACCCGTTCTTTGGTTCTGGGTTGGAAGTACTCATTCTGACTTGCATATGAGTCTTTTGGTTGAACACATCGCCGCCGAACACAGAAATAGAATTCAATATCCCTCTTTCTACACCTGTCAAAACTGTCATATGACCTGTTGACTCGTAGTTACTTTCGTTTTTATTGATTGGGTATTTTAAGTTGGCTTTTTTATCTCTGAAGATTTGAGCGTATACCAAACCTTCTTTGCTAAATGGCTGATACGCCGCTGCAATAGTAGAGAGTTTTGCTGACAACTGAAATGCCACACAAGAACGCATGTTGCTATAAAAAGCATTTACCGTACCTGAACTAGGTATGTTAATTCCATTTTTTACGTCGGTGCCACTAGCATTAAAACTCGTTACTAATTCACCTGTATCCAATGTCTGACCGTACGAAACAGTAAAGTCAGTATAGTTTATTAATGACGAAGAAAAATAGCCAGTAAAATCTTCATATACTGATTCGAAATCCCCAACCGCTTGGCCTTGCAACAAAGATTCATCATAGGAAAATGGTACATTTAATACCTTCAATTTATCCCCAGCAAGAAACGTGTAATTAAAATTGTTGAAGTATAAATCGGGCGAATGAAAATATGCAAATTCAGATTTATCCAAATTACCTACCTGTATGTTTTCTACAGGTGCTCCTGTTCTGTATCTTCGACAAAAATTGTTTGGGTAACTATTGAACACAGCATACCCAGCAGCCAAATCTTTATGGAATGGAATTACTGTTGTGGCACTTGATGCATCTCTCGTTGCGGCAACGGCAATTCCTGTAGCCAAAACTTCGGGAATACGTTTGCTACGAACAAACCTAAACGCTTTGATTTGTTTGTACAAATATTCACCATTAACAACATAATTCAAATTGATGTTGTGAAACTTAGGGTAGTAAATGTAAACCAATTTACTATCAATATCTCCCAAATTAGTTGTGGTGATGTTATTGGCGGTTCTTCTCCAAGACCCAGGAGTAGCCACAGGATCAGTTACATTGTAAGCCAAGGTATCAAAACGAATGTCGTCCACCCAGTATGGGGCACTCCACTTACCTGTTTCTTTCCATTGAACTTGAATACCAAAACGATATGTATCGTTGATCATGTAAGAGGTATTCGCATAGGTGTTGAATGGGTCTAGGTATTCTCCATATTTAAACAACGGATAGGCTTTCGTCATATCTGTAGTCCCGCTTCTGTTGTTGCGGAATATAGAGTCCATTGTTTTTTGTTCAATAGAATGTTTGATAGTCTGAGCCCACGCAGTCAAATCGATGTCTGTTTGCTCAACTACATTCGACATGAACATTCGGTTTGAATGTATCTTTAAGGTTTTTACTTGCGTGAACTTTGCAGTAATTGCTAACAACTCAGACGGGGCCAAAGGAAGGTTTTCTTGCCCATTGTTACTATGAGTAATTTCAATCGTCGAATTCGAACCTACTGCTACTCGCTGTACTGTTTTTAGACTAAATGTTTCTCCTTCATACTCAATGGCTACCAATTCAAAGTAAGCATATTCATTTACCGGGATGTTGTCGATTTTTACAGTAACACTTTTATTGGTCTGAGTCCCCGGGATATCCCCTAGAATTTTACTAGGAATACTTTTCTTCGCGGAATAAATATTAATTGGGTTGGTGGGGTACAAGTAATCAGTACCAACCAAATCATCAGTTAGGAAACGCCCAGTGTATCTTTTGTTTCCACACGTCAATGAACCTCCTCCTTCTGTAATACCAGTTACAGAAATTGTAGCATTCGGGTTGGCTACAAAATAAGATAACTGCTGATCTACTTTGGCAAAGTCGATACTACCGCCATTTGATATAAGTACACCATTGGTCACGTAAGGATACGGAACTGTTAATGTGCGCGGTTTGTTATAATCGTCAGTCCAGTAAAGAATTACTTCATTGGTTCTTTTTTCAACTTGGGCTTGAATCTGATAATTTTGACTAAAGCCTAAAAGTTTAGATTGAATCAACGTCGTGTATTGCGTTGTTCCATTCGTTGGGTTGGATACCAATACTCCTACTTCACTCACAGTACGAGAAGGAGTGCCAGTTGTTATTTCGGGCGTGCATGACCAAATAAACGTATCATTGCCCACGCTCTCCATTCCAATCACTTTAAAAGAACCTACTCCATCAACGAATTCGGACTTTTGAACGATTTCGGCTAAATTGCCATCCTCAAACAACAAAAAATCATCGTCTACTAACGCAGGAGATGGGGTTGCCGCTGGGTTCTTACGCAATTCAAAATAGCCGTAGGTACTTGTAATTGTTGTAACTGATCCTATAATAAATGGGTTGGTTACCCCAGTAATTGATACTTGAAGCGCAGATGCCAATGAGTTTCTCCAGGTTGTCAAACTCACGTTTGCCGAACCACTCAAAGAAATTGTGTAAACACTACTTAAGTTTTGTACGTAAATATTACCATTAAAAAGAGCATTCGGATCCGTCGATACAGTAATGTAAATTCGAAATATCGCCACGGAAGCGGCATTGTCTTGAATGGTTTTGGTCAAATCAGTAGGAATAGGAATGGTATTTCCATCCCACGGAGACATAAAACTGTTTCCTTTTACTGGACTTATGCCTCCAACATTGGCTCCTGTTAAATCCCTGTGGCGAATGTTTACGCCTTCCACATAATTTCCTTGCCCAATCAGTTGAAGATCGGCATCAGAATCCATTACTCCCGACTGAATTAACTTTACCAGTTGTGACATGTCTTATACGTTAGCAACTCTCTGTAACTGATATTCTCTTTTGAAATTATCCATTACAGGAGCGTACCTTTCAAAATGCCTACGTGAATACTTCCATCCAATGTAGGCCACAAACATTCTTTCCCATTCTGGCTTTAAAATCAAATCACCATGTTCGTCAATAGGAAAGCCACGATATTGTACATTAAACTTGTAACCATCTACAACTCCCAAGTGAGATTTGAAAATGATACAATCATTCTGAATTTCGAAATCATACCCTTCGCAGTACAATCCTCCGTGACACAAGTGAACGCTTACTAGACTATTGTAGCCATCTGGTAATTTAAGACGAGAATCTTCAGCCGTGAGTATAACACCGTACACGTGCGTAGCATGAGATGAACGAAAAGTTCTCATCACTTGGTTGATCAATACCTTAAACCATAAGGCATTTTCAGAGTAACTTATTTGAAGTTCCTCGCAAGCAGCGGCTATCACATCTTCAATTTTCATTTCCTAGTAGGGGCGTTAACTTCTGCGGAATCAGATACCATATCTGGAATCCCAATATTTTTACCAAGTAAATCTTTACTTACCGCATCAACAACCTCATGCTCCGCTACTCCATCCAAAGGGTATTGATCTACGTCTTTACGATAGTTCGGAACAACAGTTGGGTCATTAAAGACAGCCATAACCAATAACTTGGTCAACTTTGGATTTCTGTAAACATTGATATACCATTGCCCATCATAATCCGCGCGGTAATCCCAAACAATCTCTTTCTCTTTCTTAAACAAAGAGTGCATGCTCAATGCCTGGTAGTTTGTACGCAACCGAATAAATGGTTTCAACCCATTAATATGTCCTACGTAAAAAAATCCATCATGCCTTTCATCTAACTGAATTACCGTCGGGCAAGCGAATTTTACTACGTCACATTCTACATCGTATTCCAATAAATCAACATGGTAGACTTGGAGAAATGCGTCATTAATTCTGTCTCTGGTTGGTTGGCGAGAGATTGCCGACAAATAAGCAGCGCGGTGGTTATGAATCTTAGACTCAATCAAGGCATCTTCAAAACGAGTTTCGTCTGTTGTGATACCCCCGGTTAAGTTCGATTTAATTCTATCTACAATCTGAGCAAGTGTACTCATGGATTAATCATTATACTTTGAGCAGAATTCTGACGAAGTTCAGCATCGCGAACTTGTTCAGCATAGGTAAATACACATTCATCTGCCAATCGGTATAAAAACTTTTCTGTGTATGCAGTAATCGCAGTCGAATCTGTTGACAAAAAAATGTGACCTGTTGCTAGAGTAGGAAGTGCCATATAATCAATTGTCAAACTAGAACACTGAGGGTAAATATACAACGATTTTACGTTAGTTACGCCGCTGAGTCGGTTTTGAAACTGATATTTCGGGCTAAAAATTGTGGGGGCGTGGTATGAATCTGATTTACGATCTGAAAACCACTCGCTGCCTTCAAAGAAGCGAACCAAATATACCGCCCCAGATGCTAAACTAGCAGCAGAAGTTACCGTAAATTTGGTTTTTGTGTATGAAACTACAGTTCCAGTATTTGCGCCAACCTTAATAGTATCGCCTTTTCTTGCACTATGACCAGTGGAAGTAAATACTGTTGTGTAAGGACCTGCCCCTGTTGAAGTACGACTTAAGTTACCAAGTAAAGTATCAAAAGTAAATCCCAAACGAAACAAGTGCATATAAGTTCTAGACAAGCCAGATAAATCAAAGTATTGATTTGTAACAGGACGTACTTCATCTTTTACCAATAAACTCCACAACTCGTCATATTCTTTCTGTGTGTCTAACGTAGTGTACAGTTTTTCACACAACCTTAAGATTGTTTCTTCAATTAATCGATTGGCTTTCGTTGTGTCAATGTAAGCACTGTAAGCCTTGTCAATTTTTTGCTGAAGTAAATCGTAGAATTGAGCACCAGTCATTTACACAAATATACAAAAATTAATTTAATCCCATATGTCTTTCAACTTCCTTAAGAATTGTATTTTTTGCTCAGTTTCGTCTATCATTTTCAGCAGTTCATCGGAATTAAATTTGCAAAACTCCTTCGATAATTCGACAACATGTTGTGCCGTGCCCTCGCCATATTTTTTATCAAGTCTGATGCCATACTCATACTGCATTCCGCTCAGCCCAACATTACAAGCATAGCATTGAGGGGCGCAATTAAAATCGTAAAAACGAGTAGATAAAAATCTTCTTGACTGAAAGTGACCATTCTGGATTTTACGCCAGTATTCTACTCGATCACAAGTAAAGCATTTTACATAACCATCCTTTTCGATTGCTTTTAATCTTATATACACAGAATACAAAGCGTCTAGTTTTTTAATCAGTACGCTTGTAGAGATGGCTTTCTTTTGACGGACCTTTGCCTTCTTTTCTTTAACCTTCGCTATTTGTGATTTTTTCACACAAACTGCACATAATTTCTTGGTTTTGTTCGAATACGGACGTTTTTTTCCACATTCTGAGCAGATTTCCTCCTTTAGAGGTTTCTCTACTTTTCCTTTTACAGGTTCTTTTTTTACAACTTTTCTAATTGGCATAAAACAAAAACCCCCCTTGCGGGGGGCACTAAACATTAAACTAAAACTTACACAATTAATTTATCAATGATAGCATTCTTCTTTGCTCTGATCTTACGAACACCTTCTAACTTTTCTGTCACTACATTTGTGATATCAGTTTCAGCCAAGTCATTTAATTTTTCGTTCGGAACATTTACAACTTTATCTACCTCTGGTACAATAAAGCCGTAGAAGAAATCCTTGTCGCTGTTACACATGTCAATTACATCACGTTCTTGAGAACCTAAAGTTCTGCCACCAACTCGGTAGTAACCGTTTTCTTGTTGGATGATTCCAGTGGTAATTGCTTTAGTAACATATACTTTTACTTTACGATCGGTTTCAAGTGAATCGTAGTAATGATCGAATACATGTTTTTGCTTGATTGCATCTCCGGTTAGGTTTGGACCTACCAAACGACTAACCAATTCTTTGTGAGTTAAGCCACGAGCATCAATTCCAAGAGCAAATGCAAGATCGTGTTTTTCATCAAACGAAAGAGATAAGCATTTGATTGCAGTATCCAAGTTTTCATTCATAGACGAAATCTCGTTTTCTACAATCATGTGTTGCATTACAACAGTAAACAAAGGGCTAACCAAATTGGGGTTGGTGTGGTTTACGTTGCTGCACAAAGGGTGGTTTAAGTAGAAGTCTACAACAGCACTTTCGTTTTTGTTTGCATCATCATACTCCAAAGTGTAGGTTGCGGCATCAGTCAATAGAATATCAAACTGCTTGGTGTAGTCATCGTATTCCATTTCAGTAATTACTCGTTTGCCATTTTCAACGAGGTGTAAATTTTTACGACTTTTTTTATCGTAATAGTTCCCCAGAAGGGTAAGAGTGCCTTTAGGGGCTTTTGCAGAAATAATGAGTTTACGTATCATATATTATTAAGTTTCGAAGTTAAGATTTTTAAAGTAAAAAAGGAAGGGTACCGAAGTACCCCTCCTTTAGGAAAAATGAAATTACAAGTTGTAAGCAGGAGTAGTGAAAGGAGCATCACGGAAGGTAGTACCCAAAGCGGTAATCAAAGTGCTTTGTGTAGTATTGATCCAGATGGTTTGTTCCAAGTACTCGCCACCAGTGTTTACGTGACCAGAAACAGTACCATTTTTTGCTCTGAAAACAAATTTGGTGTAAAGTTGTCCAGTAGTTGCACTTGCCAATCCACGTGCTTGCAATTCAGCAGCCAAACCGTAAGGCTTAGCAAAAGCAACTGTTTGAGCAACAGCCAAAGTACCTGCACCTACGCTAACACAGTTGATGTTCTGAGGAACAGTAGTGTTAGAAGTTACAGTTACCAAGGTGGTACCGTCAGTAGCAGTTACACCGTAGGCAGCACCTACCAAGTTAATGGCGGCAGTCAAACCAGCAGTGATTTCGGCTACAGTTGCAGTTCCGTCTGAAGTGAAAGAAGCACTGAAAGTTACCAACTGAGGACCGAAGTAACCCCAATCAGACTCTTTGAACACACTAATAGTTACTGTGTATACAGTGTTGTTAGCAGCAGTTGGAGTCAAAGTCTGGCTACGAGAAGTACCAGCAACACCAGGTTGGATTTCCATAGAAAAGATACCAGCAACATCCATAGGGATGTAACGAGAAGCATCTACGTTATTGATATCCACGCCCACACGAGTGATAAGCAACTTACCGCCATCAACGGCAAGAGTGCTTGCGCCATTTAATAAAGTTTGATTTTGCATGTTCGTAAAAAATTAAGCAACCAATTCGATCAGACCCATACGCTCAGAAGCGCAATAAAGTCCGCAATCAGACAAAATGTGGAAATCCACACCATCAACATCGCTTGCAGCCATAGAACCACTCAAACCATTAGCAAGGGCTTGCTTAATAGTAGAAGGGTTAGAATCTTGCAAACCGATCATACCTGGTACGTAGGCAGCCAACATCTCATCGTTGTTGAAGTGGTACTTCTGCAAAGGAGACAATACTCCGCTACCGTCAGCAGCAGGGATAGTAGTAGTATCCAATACATAGATTGAGTGAGACATACGAGGCTTACCAGTAACAGCAGACAAGTCACCTTTGAAAGCGTCGTCATCCAACAATGCCCAACGAACGAAATCAACTTTGATACCAGCATAGCTGTAAGTCATAACATTCAAACCTTCAACAGAAACGCCACCCAAGGTGTTGTTGCTACCTGCGTATTGAATGTATTGACCCAACAAAGTTTGCAAACGAGCCATAGCAGCAGTACCCATCAAAGCGATAAGGTTACGACCGTTTTCAGCACTTTTACGAACCAAGTTTTCCAAGAAATCGTTGAACTGAGACTGAGTGATTTCAGCAGTCAAAGGCAAGTAAGTACCACCATTGTTGATGATAGACCAACGCAAACCAGCAGTGGTGTAAGATTCACCTTGAGCACCATTCACGATAGCACGCTCAGAGAATGCATATTTGAACTCCAAACTCTTAGAGAATTTACGGAGAGCCAAATCATCATATGAACGGTACCAGAAATCACCTTGCCACTTCACGAAAGAAGCAGTACGGTCACGACGTGCTTGGCTAGAACTCTCACGAGTGATAGCGGTGTAAGTGTAGTCTGTCTGAGGAACGAAGTTCAAAGGAGACTTACCGTTGCTGTAGCGGTTTGCAGAAGAATCGAACAATACCTTTGCAATAGTACCTGCCAAGAAGTGGCTAGAAGTACTGAAAGTTGCGCTGATACGCTTGATTACAAGGATGTTTCCACTTCCAGAAGTTTTGTCAACTATGATACCTTGTACCATGTTGGCATCAGCGATGATATCACCGATACGGAAGTTAGAACCATCATCTACAGTAACTGCCAAGGCTTCGCCAGTAGCGTAGCCAGTTGCGTTAGCAACAGCACTTACACGAGAATAAACAGAAAGGTTTCCAAGAGCACTGATTTCAATTTTAGGCTGAGGGCTTGAAATTGAAGATGCCAACTTAGAAGTCAACTGAGTCAAAACATTGTACCCATAATCTTGGGCATAAACCATGGCCATTTTGTTTGGCAGGCTCAACCCCCTAAGGAGGAGCGATTGGTTTAAATCGAGGTTAGTAACTGGACTTGCCATTGTTTTCTTTTTTTATCGTTTTTTCGCATTTAGGTAGTCACCGAACGCATCTGCCGCTCCGTTACTCGCAAACGAGTTACTGAGGTTAGATGGTCCAGATCCTGTAGACGGATTTGTTGTTGCGATCAACATTTCTTTCCGCCCATCATTTTTCGCCTTTGTTACGTTGGTTCGTACGATATCTTTACCGTATAAACGCCACATAGCAAAATCGGCGAGCAATTCAACATCCAAAGAACCATCTTTGCGATTAAAGTTAATTTCCTTGGTCAAGTAATCTTTGATTTTAGTGGACATTTCGTCCGTCACCTTCAAACCATACAATTCTTTTCCCGAAATTGCTTTAGCAAATGATTCAATTTCAGTCTCAAAACGATTCGCGACTACAGTAGTTTGGGCCTGTTGTTTTTCTGGTACTGAAGAAAGTTGTTTCAACTTCTCTTCATTTTGAGCAACAAACGCCGATCTATACTCTTGAATCAATTTTTTCTTTTGAAACAAACTCATTTGAGCGACTTCCTCGACAGCGGCTTCATATTCATCGCCTTCGAAATTTTCCAATTCCTTTAAGCCTTTTTGAATAATCTCCGCATCGCTCAATGCGTTGTAATCTGTAAGATCAAATTCTTTTACGAATTCTTTAAGAGTCTTACCGCTCTTTTTATATTCTTTGAAAAGACGAATCTCTTCATCTTCCTCTTCTGCGGCAGGCGTTAAAACGGTAGCTGCTTGAGGAACGCTTTGATCTTGTCCATCAGACTCGTACCAAGGCTTTTCATCTGATTCAGCTGCTTCACTTGATCCGCTATCACTGCCTGTGCTTGATCCACCTTCTGGTTGATCTGATCCAGTTGCGGGGTTTCCTGCTGAGGCGGCTGCGGTGTTTCCTGCGTTTCCTGAGTTACCTGCGTTACTTTCTTCTCCGGCTTTGGTTGAACCTTCTTCGGTGCCGGTTTCTTTTTGATTGGCTTTTGTTCCATTATCTTTTGAGTTTAAATTTCCTTCAGCAGTTTCTTTTAATTCTGCTTCTTTTAATTGTTTTTCAATTTCTTCGTATTGAGACATATTTTGCAAATTTAATTTTTATTTGTGTAAGTTGTTAGTTTATAATGCTGGCACCGCCCCAGTTTCTTCGATCGGTTGACCTGGAGGTACTTCACCGCCTTGTTGAGGCGCAGTCGGTTCCATAGCAGCCGCGTCTTGAGTATCAGGATTAGCCTTGACTAAATCAGAAGCCGTTTTTAATTCTTGGCGATAATTATTTCCTTGTTGTGCAGTTTCAACGGCTTTTTGCTGCTGAGCCATTTGTGCCTCTTGCATAGCCGCCTGCATAATTTGTGCTTTTGCTTCTGCTTCTTTCTTTTCGCGATCTTTTTTCTCGAGAGCATATTCCAACTCGTTAAGAAGTTCGGTGTAAGTTTTGGAAGTTTCGATTTTGATGTAGTCACGCATGTCAATCATCTGATTCTGCATGGCCGCTTGAGCAATGGCAAGCAATCTTTCGCGAGCCTGTTCGTCAACAAAGTCTTTGATTTTGATATACACGCCAAAATCTTCAAACTTAAAATTGTCGGTTACCTTGATAAATTCCATTTCTCTGTCGCCCAACACACCGATTTCGGGGTCGTTGTTAGTCAAAAGGGAAATTTTATATTGGTTTAAGGCAAACTGTAAGTCTTTTTCGATGAACTGAATAAAGCCTTGGTATAAATAAGCAGTACCCAAGTTAGATTGGGCAATAGAACCTGCTTGAGTTTTGGCACCTAAGTAACCTTGCTGTTGTCCCATGGCTACTTTTGGTACGTTGACAATCTCTTCCATGATTCTTTCTTCCTCTTGACGAAGAGCCATAATCATTTGTACGTTGGGATCGAGTGTCATATCAACAATTTCTACTACTTTGTTGTAGTCGCTTTGGTTAAAATCTTCCCCGGTTGCGTTGCCATCGGTGATGTGAATGCCCATACGAGTAAAATCGTTAAGGACTTCTTGCGAAGTAGCACTACCCAACTTGTGTTTGTTCATGATAAACACTTTACCCTTGGCACGGGTGATCATTTTGGTGATCTCGTTATTCAAGAAATCAATACGATCCTGGTGTTTGTGAAGACGAGACGCGATAGAACGAGTCTCACCCATCACCATATTGGGAAGAAACACAGAAATGGGAAGTTGAACTTCAGCCATTTCATCTGATTTTCTTACAATATTGGTTTGTTCACCGTATTCAACCACGTATTTGTTGGCGATAATGGTGCCTTTGTAAACTGTTTTGGTCCAATATTTAGAATTGTGTTTGGTACGAATTTTTGCAAAGTGCTCGTTTCCGAACTGGTCTTTGGTTTTTTCGTAACGTAATTCTTTATATCCAATCCAATACCCGGTGATACACGCGATCTTTGGCACGCCCGAATAATTATACCACCATCTCAACTTAGTGCTGGTGATGTATTCTTCGCCCAACATCTTATCGATGTTTTGGTGCGTCATTTGGCGAATCTCATCTACCTCCTCGGGGGTCAGAGTCTCCATATAAGTAGGATTCGAAAGGATTTCACCAGGGGTTTTCCATTCAATCTTTCCTACAAAATGAGCCTTGGTATTGAAATCATCATCTACTGAGTTATCCCAAATCAAATTGTAAGGTAGGATAACGTCTTTCTTTTGCTTTCCATTCTGGATTGTATTTTCAATACCGCAAACTCCACCAAGCAACAAATAAAGAAAAGACTGTTTGTACTTTTCAATGTAGTGGTTACGGTGAAGGATATCTTCAGCCAATCTTTGAGCAACTACTTCAGCCTGTTCTTTGTAGTCGTATTTCATGTGACGAAACAATTCTTCTTTGTTTTGAAACGTCTCCATGCCAACAGGGTTGAATTCAACTCCTTTGGCACTCATGATTTCTACAAGTTCCTGGAGTTCCAACTTCATCAAAGCGTATTCCAACTTTTTGGACTTACGAGAAACAATCGCTTGAGAGGTGCCACGAACTGAAGGTTCAATGTTCTCAATCATTTTGATTGCGTTACCAATCATGAAGTCAATCATAGAAGTCAACTTCTGTCCATTAATCCAAACAGTTGGTAAGTCGCAGTTGTTTTCGTCTTGGTTGGTGTAGTAGTAATCTTTGTTTTCTTGTTTACCTAGGTAGTAAGTAAACATACGAATCATCTCTTCGATTGGTTTTTGAAGAGTGTTGACGTGACGATACCCTAATTGATTTTGTTGTGTATTGTACTTCTCTGCGATATAACGCAAATTGCCTAAAAACCATTTTTGATCTTTCTGGTTTTCGGGAATAAACTGATTGGGTTGTTCTCTTAGAGCCAACATTTATACAAATATAGTAAAATAAACTAGATTGTATAAGGAGAATAATTTTTTAAAAATGAGTTTAAGGATAAAAGAATACTTTTATCCTATTACTAGTTAAGGTAATCTAATACTACGATTACATCATTTTCTTGGTACCCTAGAGTGCAGTGAGTTATCCTGACTTGTCGTCAGAGATCACCCACTGAAGTTGTACACTTTCTCGTACACCCTCTTCCGTGGTTGATGAAAACATGCAAGTTCATCAACTTGGAATCAACTGTCAAGGGTTGCACCCCCTGTTCGGTCCTGCGACTCATTCCTTAGTGCCATCGCTGTGCTTTGCCGAAATCCCGTGGTAACACTACTACCCTAACCGCCACTGTAGATCATCCCGTCCAGTTAGGGGGTTACAAATCTAAAGTAAAATTTGAAATATCAAAACACACTAAGCATATTTTTTTGCTTGAGATATTCGATATCGTGTTGAAGAAGATCCCAGGGGCAGATATTAAAAGTGAAGCCAATGATGACTGTGTACTGAAATAGGGTGTTGAGTGCGTATCGGTCGGGGTTCAGACATTCGCTAGAAAAAAACAACACATAGGGAATACCTGTTTTCTTTTCCACTTCTTTACCTAGGTCCACAAATTTGAAGTCTCTTTGATTCATTAGATATTCCAAGTTGCGAGTAAATCTAATAGCAGGGCCAAGACGATACTTATCAGCGGTATCACTATAATAAGAAAAAGTGATATCTCGGATTTTGATGTCTTCGATTGGCTTGGGGTATCCCTTGCTTTCGATGTCGTTAACAACTTTTTCAAGTACTTCGGGAGTTAGCTTTTTTCTATACGTGGCAATCATACTTTAGACAAAAATAATGAAACGCATTGCCAAATCGAAACTATTTTTTATCTTTGCTGAGCAGTCGTTAAATGTCCAAGGATGCAAAACGGAAATGCCCCCAGTGACTGTTGGGGGCTTTTTATTTAGTCAGGTGGCGGAATGGTAGACGCTACCCAGATAACAGCCGAAAGGTGGGGATTAATCAGAATAGTTATTCTGCAAAGCACTAACGAAACAGATTAATTACAGGTTCGAATCCTGTCCTGACTTCAAAATGTCCCCAATTTCATACCGTAAGAACTGACTTTGGGGCTTTTTTATTAGCCTTCTATTAGTTATATTTGTATACGTTAAAATTAGAAACATTTAAAATTTTATATAATGGGATTAGGAAACAACACTACGGCAACTTATGTTGACATGCGAAACGGTAAGATTTACCGCTATTCGAAAACAAACGAAATGGGTACTACCCCGATTCAGAACAAGAACGGAGACACCAAGTACTACTTTATTTATGATTTTATTGAAGGCACTGTAACGAACTTTTCTACTCGTGAGGAAGAGGTAGTCGGCAAAACCAAATTGATTCTTCAGATTCACTTAGTGGATCAAGGTGAGAGTTACGTTTTGAAGATCGACACCAATTCATCTTACTTTAGAATGTTCTGTAGTGTATTGCCGAACATTGATTTCAATTACCCAGTACGTTTTATCCCTCGTATCAAAGAGGAAAACGGAGTAAAGAAATCTTCGTTGATCGTTGTAAACAACAATGCGCCTTGTAAATTCTTTTTCACCAAGGACAATCCAAACGGAAAGCCCGACATTATTATTTCAAAGAATAAGAAGGGTGACATCGTGGACATCGATCGCGATGAGGAGTTAGAATTCTTTATGAATTTGTTGACTCAGACCAAAAAGCGTTTGCCACATCCTGCTGTAGCGCAGGATTCTCAACCAAAACCAACGGCTTCTATGTATTCTACCCCTGCTGTTACTGAAGTAGCATCTGAGGAAGTAGAGGAAGAAGAAAACGATTTACCTTGGTAAGATGGACATCGCTAATAAAAAATTAGCCAACACTATTGCAAAACAAATTACGGGGCCAGACAAAGAAAAGTCTGCCCCTGTATTTGAGCATATGCAGCATGCGTATGACAAGGATGCTAAAATCATTAAGCAATCTTGTTTGAAGGCGGCGGCATCGGCCTATGTTGGTAAATCGGGAGAAAGTGCTGAGGCCACAGCCAAAAAAATCATAGAAATTGCGGAACACTTATATACTTGGGTAGTATGTCCAACGAAAAATTCAAAATAGTCAACATAGAGAAAGAAACCGACTACGAGGGTTGGTTGAACTTTCGCCTTCGCGGGGTTGGGGCCTCAGAAGTAGGAACTTTGCTAGGATTAAATCCTTACAAAAGCAAGATAGAACTCTTCTACCAGAAGTTAGGTTTCATACCATTGAAGCAAGACGAGAACTTAGCGATGTTTTACGGATCGCGCTTAGAGGATTTCGTAGCCAACATGTGGCAGTATTACGACGATAGTGCCGAGTCAGTCATTGACAACTTTAACTTTGACTCAAAGAAAAGGTTTTGCAAGGCTGTCCCCGGTTACATATTAAACGCGGACTACCCTAACTTATTCTTTTCACCAGACCGCATAATCACCAAGAGCGATACTGAGCGTATCATCTACAACGGAAACCTAGTGACCAAGAATATCCACGGGGTTTTGGAAATCAAAACAATCAGTGGCTTTTCATCGAAGCAGTGGGAGGGTGGGATTCCGCCTTCTTACATTATTCAGTTAACCACCTATATGATAGGGCTCGAAACTTCTTACGGGGAGATCGTGCTATTAGAAGACGGCAGAAAACTGACGGTGCTTCCTGTGGAACGCAACGAAGCCATTGTCACTGAAATCTTATCGGCTGTTCAGGACTTTACTGACAGGGTAGAAGCGGCGCGTGCCGACATTGAGAATGTTCACTTGTATGAACCCGAACCTGATGGCACCCAAGCCTTTGAATCGTTTTTGAATAAGCGTTATGCGGATTCAGAAATGAAAACTTTGCAGGGAACACCAGAGTTACTGGAGTTAGCCATTAATCATAAGAAGGCTCAAGAAGAAATAAAAACTCAAGAGACTATTGCCCGCGAGTATTCCAATCAGATTAAAAACTACATGAAGGAACACGAAGCCTTGGATTTCGGAACCAAAGGAAAGATTCTTTGGAAGACTGATGCCCGTGGCACGCGCGCTCTTCGCAATAACGTCATCTATGGAGAATGAACTTACCCTTGATCTAATTCTGGATTTGGGGGGTCTCAGTCCTAGGCAGTATGCCAGCCTCATCCTAAAAGACGAACTTGGCTATTCCTACGCAAGAGCAGGAAGAAGACTCGGACTAAACGGAACTGCTTTTTGCTCCCTTTACAAACGAACCAAACAAAAACTCTATCGAACTCATTATGTCACTATACCAGAAACTCTCTGACTTCATCTACACTACGTATCAGACCCTGCCACAGTTTACGGACATTATAGCCATCCGCAATAGTACCTTACCTGGGATGAACGACACCATATTAATCCCAACTATCAACGGAACCGAAAGAGTCTACCACCAATTCCAATGTGCTACCTCTGCACACCCCACCAGACTAATGACCCCCGGATGCTATAAATACCGTCTGCTTAAAAAATACAACTTCGTATACGGTCAACAAATGGAGCCAGTACGTTCATACCCCGCCCCCGGTGATTATAACGTCTACTCGGATAGAGACTCTCCCAAACTCTACGGGATTAACCTCATCGCTCACCCCATTCACTCCCTACTTAAAACCTCTAACCCCCTTTCAGATCACTCACCCGCATCCATAAAAATAGACAAATCTGCCTACCAATGCTTTGAAACCCTATACAAAGAAGGTTTCTTTCACTTTAACTTTTACCTTGTATCAACCGAACAACTTTTATAACTGCGTTAACTACGTTACTTACGTTACCTGCTTTAATTTTATGACCAAACGAGAACAACTGCTACTATTCGTCCCCGATGACTCCCTTCTATTCGCTGATGGATTCGATGACGCCATCCTAGGATTAGATACCCTCTCATTAAGAGTCGTCTACTCCAAACAACAAATGATCCAAATCCTCATCGACGAAGATATGACACCAGAAGATGCCATAGAATTCCTAGAATACAATACCTGGAATACCTACGTGGGCGAACAAACCCCAATCTTCGTAGATCAAATTGACGTATTTGAGTAATTACACTTTTGTTTAACTTTTTTTTGTCTCACCCCGGGGATTTTTGAGACAATGACACTTTTGTTTAACTTTTAGGGCCACTTTGTTTAAGAAATGACCCCTAGAAGTTAAACAGAATATCCCCCTACTGGACCAAAAACTTACGAAAATCCGTAGTCTTTGGATCCTCATTCCTAAAATAATACAACTCACTGTTCCCAGAATACTTAATCTCCTTCCAAAACCCATCTGGAACAGTAGCCCCCGTAGGCAACCTTAAACTCCCCTTACTGTACACCATCCTGATCTCTACCTCCACCCGTACAGTCTTTGCCAACTCACGCTCACGTACCTCCAACAACCGCCATGCCCCCCTGTTTAGCCTCTCGTGCTGCAATACACAATTCAAATAACTAAACGTAGCCCACAACCTCGCCCTGTCACAATTAAAGTCAGCAGCAGGAGCACAATGACCCTTGTCCCACACATTCGCCTCGTAATCCTTGCCATCACTCGCCTTAATACTATCACACCCGTAAAAATCCATCCCCGCCCTAGGATAACTCCCCGTTGGACACTGCACCACATACCATACCCGCTTCGGCTGCTGTAATACCTCCGAATACACCGCACTGAAAATAGACCCCCGTACCATTACAGAATCCCGTAAAACCTGGCCACTAACGCTTGTACCTACCATACATAACGCCATATATATTAACTTCTTCATCCCGCAAATATAATACCCCCCCTGGTAATTGACCCCCCCCGGGGGTTAGTAAATCCAGTATTCGCGCGGGGGGTGAAGGTATACGCTACAAAAATTTCACAAAATTTACGATAAAAAAGCCTCCCCCTACTTGCGCGGGTTACCCCGCACGTTTAAAGCGCGGTAATCGTGGTGCGTATGCCAAACGGCACGCAAGGAAATTCGGGGTTTCGCGTGGGCATCTACAGGAGGTTTTGGCTGTAACAAACAAATGTTTGTGTCGGATG